AGACAAACCATCTAATACTTAATCTCAGTTTTTTTCATGTGATGATATGTCTAGATTGCCTATGTAACTACAGATAAATAGTACTGTTATCCTTAATAATCTTAGAATTCAGTCCTTTGTTGTAAAAGCTAAGGACCTTATCTACCTTTTCTTCACATATGAGACGATCATCCACAGAATACATCCGCTGCCAACAGCGGATGACATTTCCAATGAGTGTGGATTGTCTATGTAATCTGATTCTTTTCCAAACCATGTCTTGGTTATCTGGTTTCTTGAGACTCCAAGACATACAATATTTAATGTCTTTTTTACTTTCTTTTAGGTGATAAGAAAGATAAAAATCGACATGATTACATAGTTTATCAAGTAACCAATTAAAAATTTCTAAGGATTTGACATTTAGTGAAATCCATAGGTATGATCCAAAGAAAAAACTCAATATCATTTCCAAACTTTGATTGGATGGAGGTGGAGCTCTTTTTTTGGACTTTCGTGTAATGGGTATTACTGACTCAAACAGTAACGCATTTACTGCTAAAACATAATTTACAGCATTCTTATTCAAATGACGAATCCAAGACTTTGTTACTGATACTGCAAATCCTGTCTCTAATCCTATTTTAACCAAGATGGAGCTTAACTCTACATTTGGTGTCACCATTAATTCAATTGGAACTCCAACTAATAAATTTGACTTTCCAATTGTAGATGATCTCTCAAATTCTTTAGAGTTGGTCTGAAAACAATAAAAATCAAGGATCTTCCTAGAGAGGGTCTTCCAATTAATATATCTATTATCAGGATAATGATTGATATATTGAAATACGATGTACACTTCCTGTGTAAAATTGCTTGACAAGGTTGTTTGAGTCCATTTTATATCTCGGAAAGTCCTTGATAACAACTCATTTATTTCATCAGCACCTGACCATATCTTTTCAAGAAAGCTCCTACATATAATAGAACCATTCTCATTCAGGTGGCATTTGGCAAATTGAGATAGAAGGTTCCTCACTTTTTTCAGGGTAATATCATTGCCTATATCAGCTTCCATGATTATCAAGTCGTATTTTTTGTTTTTGCTGCGGGAGATTTGAGAAAAGTAATCCCACGTTTCTTTGATTGAAAGATCACTCGGTGCTTGCCAACAATTATCATAATTAATACATCTCTCTTTGATAGATCCTAATGCTGTTATTGCAGGTGGAGGACTTGGATGTGATCCTTTAAAATCAATACCATCCAATTCTAATAAGCTGTTGAAGACAACTTCTCCAAAAGGATTTGATCGACATAAATAACTTGTGACACCACCTGATCCGTCCCCACAAACTAGAGCAAATGACCATTTTATGTTCAACTTCTTTATTATTGTCCTCAATTTATAATGTGATCCTGTTGCCATTTGAAATGTTCTCAGTCCAGATAACAATGGACAAAAGCGTCTCACAAAAATAATGTCACTATTCTTCTCTTCTTTTTCATGGGTAAATTCAACTTCAATAGTTGTTAAATCACCAATATATTCATCTCCCCAATCTAAGTTTGGTCTCTTATTTTCGAGAACAAAAGGTCCAATATCAAACTTACAGGAATGTCTTACTTCTTGATCACATACAGATACAAGTCTCAGGGCTCTTTTCTGATCTATATTTGCCCAGTCTCCATTTTTGATTGCGATATAAGCATTTTGAATTAACCTAACCTGGTTCTGAAACTGTTTGTTTTTCTTTTGGCCCATGATGAGATTATATGCTATATGTGATAATGCCAAAGATCCTATAATCTCGTGAGATTGTAAATCAGCAAATGTCCAGATATTATCGTATTTCTTAATGGAGTTTGGATTCTCAAAAATATTGAATAATTTAGTTTTAAGATAATTCCTACTCAATGCACCCAAGTCAAAGTTATTAAGTGGATAAGATGATGGAATCTTATGAGGTACTGATGTTATCTCATTGAGTAAGGGTCCATCCCTCACCATACCCAGGAAACCAGGTGATTCACAAATCTTTTCAATTGTAAAGTAAGCAGATCCCCATTGGACAATACGAGGTTTTTTTAGTTCAAGTAGATTCCGTCTATGTGAAATCTGTAATGAACAGCTTTTTTGTATTCCCATTATTAGACCGTCAAACCAGGCTTTGGGAGCAAGTTTCCTGGATATACCCAAAGGGAAGAGTGAAGAATCACTTACATGTTTGGAGTGGCTTAGAAGCATATCAGTAAAAATAAATCCCATTATGAAGCCTACATGATATGTTTTTTCACCCGGGTTTACTCTGTCCCAATTTTTATGAGGGATTTCCAATTGCATTTTTTCTTCTCCCCAACTTTGGCTTGGATCTGGCCTCCAAGCATTTAATATATGGCTAACTGAGGGTAATTTTAAAACCCAGTCTGATTCTAAAATAGGTTCTCCAATTTCACGTATGCAATCAATACAATTAATATGATAGTGCATATTAACAGGATCACTCCTTTTACCCCAAATAACAGCACTTGTTGACTGAGAATATATCAATAACGATTGAAACATGAAATCATAATTCTTTCCTGTCAAATTTACCATTGTATCGGTTGTGCAAATCATCCACATGAACTTTGATGGACTTGATGCACAAAATCCTCCATTGCTAACCCGTGAACATGAATATCTATGAAGTGCAGATCCAGTACGTTTAAATCCTTTTAATCCTTCACCCCAATCTTCTCCTGTTAAGGATTTTATATTCTCCATAATAGACTTCGCTAGATTGGATCCTGGCTCTATGAACCATGATATTGCATTCCTTAGTTTAGAGGCTCTCCTTATTAAAGGTATATTGGTCTCCTTTTCCCATGGTTGTATAATTGATGTTGATTCTGAAGTTTTAGATCCTAAATAGGGAGGATATGGTCCTTTAACAGTACCAGACAATGAAAATCCTTTTGGTATCATTACCGCAATATAATCTGATATGATCTCTTTTGATTTGCATGCATTACATAAATTTGTTAGATTGTCTGGTGTACCTAACATTTCTAACGGATGAGGAATAGTCATTCCTAGAATGTCCTGACCCCATGAAGCTTTTCTTAGATAGTCAGCATGGGTTGATGAACATTTCCAAATCTTAATTGGTGTTTGAGTTGAAATCTTGATTATTCTCAGTAATGAACTAATCCCTATAATTTCACTTTTGAATACAACATCATCAATTCTCTTGTGATATTTCTTTCTAAATTGCGACCTTATTGTCTTGGAATTTTGAAATAGTCCGATAAGACTAGTAGTAATTCCATAATAAGTAGAATTCACCATCTCACTAAGAAACCTAGGAAATAACGGCTTTATAGATCTCGCCCATTGTAAAATCATCTGTTCTTCATCTCGGGTATATTCCAAAGCATGCTTTATAATTTGATTTGATACATGAGGAATAGATTCAATTAGATTGTTTTTTACTTCATTCTTGATCAAATTGGCAGCAGAGATACCCCTAATCAAATTTATGGAACTCGGGTTTTCTATTAATTTATCCAGATGTTCAATTTGGAAGTTCATTAATGGAGGATTCCCAATAACTGAACACAAATTTTGTAGATTCACATCATTACAATTATCATGAATAAATTTCCAAAAAGATAAAGATTCTGTCAGTGGATCTGGAAACATTCGTATTAGGAACCGAGTTAAGGATGTTCCACTAACTCCTCCAAGTGATGGATCAAGGTATAACAATAGGATTCTAAACCACATATGGTCAACTAAATCAGGATCCTTTAATGCAAATTTGACAGATGTTCTTAATGCGGGATTATATTCCATTAGTAATGAAATGGTAATATTTCCGAATAAACTATGTAAATATATGGCATTAAGTGGATCTTCAGAATAGTGAGACACTGTTAACGCATTTGTTGCACAACTAGCTAAAGAGTTACTCAATGACGGGACTTGATCATTTGTTACACAATTGACCCTAGACCATCTTTTAAGGTGTAAACCTCTTATAATCCCTCTGAAGATAGGTACTTTACCATAATTTAAGTAATCAGCACTTACCATAGTTTCATCTCTATTGATAACTAGTCCCAATTTGGTAGTTCCTTGCTCTATAGCATTCATTATTGCTTTATTATTTTTACAAATATGATTTAATTGTTCTACAAGTTCATTCTCATCAAAATGTGATTGCAAATGATAAAAAGTACTGATAGTTTGGTTATCTCCTTGAGCTAAAACTTTAACCTTGGTGTTCCTAATTCTTGACTCCCGTTCAATTACCAGGTAGTTAAGTACAGACCATCCTTTCTGTCTTAGTCCTTCTAACCCTCCCTTTTGTCCATCCCAGCAAACTAAATAAGGAGAGTTGTTTACAAGTGTATTTCCTTCAACTGACATTAGATCAGCCCGTTGTGGATAATAAATTAGACTTTTTTCAAAAAACTCATGTGTCCGAGTGAACAAATTGGGTAACCCAAAACATTGTCCCATGACTCTGAAGACATAATAATTTGACTCTTTTCTTTGATGATTATTCCACTTCTCATAATCAATATGATTTGCAATCGAAACAAATTCATAATCATCTGCTCCTTGCCCTTGTGAATTTTCAAGCATCTTTTTAATCACAGACTGTAAATCATCTGCCATAGTTAAACCATGAAACAAAGGAACAAAGTACTCTTTTATCAAATACTCTGTAAACACAAAGTACTCCCGTAACTCCCATGACATTAATGAAAAAAATCTTCCAATTCTTTTCATTTCTCTTTCTTTAGCTTTTAATCCAATTATCAGGTATTTAAGGTCTAATCCAAAATCATTTATCTTTTTCAAAAAAGATTTCCAATCTGTGGCTGGCTGATTTAACATTGTTTGTAAAACTCTCCTAGTAGGAATAGGTTTCCCTGGATTTCGAATCATATAATCAATTACTTCATCTCGATCCATAGAGTGTGATTTGTCACTATAGACTAGAGATGGATCTATCAAATCTGGAATATCAAATATTTTGATTATTGGTAATAAATGCCATTTATCACCAAAATCCTCTATTTCAAATTGATTTGGCCATGTAGAATTTGTTATATGTTTATGCAGAGGATGTGTTTTTTTGATTTTTGTCAGATCAACAAACCATTTTTTCTTCTCAAAATAATGTTTCTTTAATACCTTATAGGCCAAATCACTAGCTAATTTTTGGGCATAATCATCATCAATATGTTTTTCCATATTAACTTGATCATGTAATTTTTGTAATCCTTCAAAATAATCAATATTTGGATGTCCCCAATGTCTAAAAACCGAATAATAATTTAATACCATGTCCAGACTAGTTTCATTTGTTATTAGCTGGTATATCTCCAATAACTCATAGGTATTCATTGATTTCTCATTAACAGACCTCCAGACATGTTGACCAAATTCAGGAAATTCAGGGATAAGTGGCCTATAATTTCTTGCTAATTTACAAAGTTGCAAATTACAAATTGGCTCTAAGAGTTTCAATCCATCATATCCTAGATTCCCAGTTTTACACAAAAATTCATCTCCAGATGAATATAATTCAATCAATTTTTTGACTTGTAAATCAGAATAAATTGGCTCTATTGAAAATGTCATTGATGTAATCGATTGAACTCGCGACATCATTATATCTTTAATCATTAATAAAAAAGGCCTGTCCCAGATTGACTCTAAATTGTTACAAAGGATATAATCCGATAAAATTAATAATTCCCCCATTGTTTGTGATTTCCAAATAAAACCTTGTAATTTACCATCTTTATTCAATAGAGGTGTACTTTTATATAATTTAATTAAATTTCTTGCTTCTTTTTTTCCACTACAATTCATATGTAAGGTGATTATATGTGAATCATAAAATATTTCAGACCACCATAAGAATTCTCTGGAAAGCAATCTGTTGTAATTTTCCCAAATATTGCAGCAGTCTAATTTGTCTGAAAACCCCCATTTTTTGAACCATATTTGTAGAAACTCGGTTACTGCAGAATGATGTTTTAAAGATGTTCGAATAATTTTAGCATATTGATTCTCTGGTAAAAATGTAGGAGATTTAATAAAATTAAAGAGCTTTAAATGTAGATAATCTTTGTCTATATTTACAATACCTTCTTTTATCTTTCCTTTTTTGTACAAATCTTTGAAGATTAACCAATTCGGACGGAAATAAATATTATTATAAGATTGGTTAGATATAAATTTGACCAATTCAATAATATGTTCAATTATAATTGGAGAATTTAAATTATAATCATTATTATTTAGAAATTCCATACGATCTTCCTCAGATAAAAAATCATTGACAAAATCATCTTCAAATTCTTCTATACAGTCTCCTAAATCATAGATATAATCAGATTCTTCATTGATATCATTGAACGTTTCATTTTCTAGTAGATCCATTATGTCTACTAGTTTTTTTCATGGTGTAATGGAGAAAATTTTTACTTTATCATCTTTTCGTCTCTGAGTTTTTTGTTTCTTACAACACCATGAACAACAACAAGAAAATATTTTCTTGCAATTCAATATCAATCTTGTGATTTTAATCAACAAAAATAGAACAGCCAATATTATCAATATGCTTATGATAAGAATAAACCAGTATTTAATATGAGTCCCCAAGTTAGCCCAAATTATTTTAATTTTATCCAATTGTTCATTAATATTGTTGTTGATATTTGTTTGAAATTCCCTAAACTTATTAATAATTGGATCAAAATTAATACTAAATCCCATGATCAAAAAAAGGATTTTTTACCGGCTTGTGACCCCTCTCCCCGAGCTGAAGAGGCTCCTCATACACATTAGAAATTCTCTTATTACCAGACTCATTATCTGTTTCCAAGATCATTCTCTTCAAACATTTGAATAATCCAAGTTTATATGCAATAAAAGTTCCAAGTGTCGATAGGGCTAATGTCACAATCCACCAAATCAGATTTTTTGTCCCACCAAAGAAATTACCAATTGATTTTCCAATATCCTTTAAAAAATTACTAGCTAAACTTACAACATTAGTTGAATTTGCCCTTCTATAAAACTTATATATTTGAGCCAATTCATCTTGATCAGATTGGAAGATCTCTTTAGGATGACCAATCAAGTTGATCTCATAATCTTCTAAAAGATCACTTGTGTTAGGGTGATCAGAAAAGACAGCGTGAGGTAAAACAAGTTCTGATCCAAATCTCATCAATCCATTGAATGTCAACAATAATTCCCAATCTGAACCAGAGTTGGTGTATGTGGGATTTATCCCAATCTCAGTGGAATTCAAGATTATTCTGTGCCCACTCCCCCAAATTCCCAGCTTGTAAACTTCTTGAGTGCTGTCAATAGGTTGAAATGTTACATTAGTAATGTAAGCTGTATGATATCTACATGTTTTCATTTGCATCTTGAAACTACTTTTGGTCCGGTTTAAGCCAGTCATTTGCTTCATAATCCTATAAGCTGGTCCTTCACCTGGAAAATCTTGTATCAAATAAGATAATTCATATGGATTTATTTTTTGATGACCTAATAGACTAGAAACAACGTCTAGGCATTTGTGGTCTCGGTAAGTGATTTCCCCGATTAGCCCACTAGGGGTCCAAATGTTGTGTATAAAACCGACACTTGTGTTGGATCCACAATTGTACAGACCATCTGCAAAGCTGATTTTGTTTGACAAAGTTTTTAGTCCCCACCATTCACCATGGGAGAATCTGATTCCCCAGATGCCACATATCTTAATTAAACATGCACCTTTCAGGCTACGAGGCCCATAAATTTCTGAATCAATGGATTCCCCTATGTATTCAACCTTTTGTGCTCGTATATCTGGTTCAATATCTAAATCAGCAAATACATGTGATGATTCCCATGCAGATGCAACACAAATGTCACTTCTTTCATTATCATTTGCTTCTATCCAAATAACATTTTTGTGGATTGTGTGACAAACCTTTTCTTTACATTTGCCAGATAGGAATATGGGATCTATCATTTCATTTTTGTAAATATCTACTACAACAGGATGACTATGGACAGTCACAAACTCCTTAGCATTCTCGTTTGTTGCGGCCCAAGAGCAAACATGAGGAGGGAAAAAGGGTTCAATATATTCACCAGAATCCATGAGGGTGATTGATGCCAAACAATCTTCAGGATTGATCACCACCTCCTCAATCTTGGTCTCTTTAGTTGTAGAGAAGTACCATGTTTCTATGCAGGTTGAAACCCATCTCGTTTTTTGACACAAAAAACCTTTTATTTCTGATCCACTATCAGTGTGTGGATGCCACACATCCCCTATATATGTATTATAAATGCCATCAGTACCAATAACTTTTCTATGAGGGCATTTGATACTACCATGTGTGACATCCTTCCATTCTGTGTGACAATGTGTCGGTAAAACTGTTCTATGTCCAGTCCGATGCTTCCCATTCCAATTTTGATAGAGATTTCTATGTTCTACAATCTCTGTATATGGTATGACTTCCCCATAAGTCCTAACTTTTTTTGGTCTATATCCCCCCACACTACCAGAGTATATGTACGAGGAAACATTGATAATCAAGCATAAAATCAGTGCAAATATAATCATTGGTTTGAACATTTTGTTATTAGACATTATGTCTACTGGTTTTTTTCATGTTAAATTCCCAATTCACTTCTCATCCAGTTTAAAATTGGTGGGTTTCTTCCACTAGACATTGGTATGTTATAAACCTCATAGAAAGTCATTCCACTCCGTGTAGTCAACCTCAAGTTCGATTCAAAATGCGTCGCCAAATCATATCCCTTAATTCTATATTTTTGATAACTTTCAAACTTGTTACCAAACCCATTAGTATCTGCATCAATTCCTTCATAAACAATCACATCATCCCACAATCCTTTATAGACAAAAGAATCATGATCAATCTCTTTCTTCATGTGAGTTCCTACGAGTATCAAATTCAAAAGATGATGATTTTTATATTTAAAACTCCCATTGTAGTTTAACACAATTTGCTCTAAAACCTGACACAATAAGTCTGGATTTTCAATTGACATTTTGGTTACAACTTTGAGTTGCACCATAACATGATATTTTGAATTTTTTGTTTCATAAACAGGTGGAGCTGTCGGGCTAAATAGTTCAATTGGTTCAGATGAGCCATATGCCCAATCATAGGGAGATGGAGTATCAGATGTAGTTGATGATTGAGCATCATGAGCCTTGTTTTTCTTCCTCCAAATTTTGAGCATGATTGCTACTGATTTTTTTCATGTATTAAAATTGAAGATGAGAAGGCCTATTGTTATTTGGAGACTGGCTCTCACACTCATTTGCATCTTCATCCAGATTGTAATCAATTTCCATGATGAGGGTAAAAGGAGATTTATGAAACATACCAGTCTCATCCAACTTAATAGAAATGTTATCACTCAAAAGATCAATCAAATGTTCAGGACATGGTCCAAAAAATGCAGATCCCCCAACCAATCTGTGATGAGTTGGCCAAACAAAATCATAAAAAGATTTCCTACATGTTTTGATAAGATCTTCAATCATCATATCTTTAACAATTTCCAATAAATCTTCGCTTTCTATTGTTAATTTGAAGAGTTTAATCACATCGACATCTCTAATATTATCTCCATACCAATCCAATCTGAAGTAAACTCGCCTGGTAAGTCTTCTATTCTTGTTGGTAGTAGCCATAATGTCTACTGATTTTTTTCATGATTCAATCATCCCTATCAATCAGGGGGGATGCAAACCAATCATCAAAGCCATAGAGAACAGCAACAGTGAGAAGATCAAACGTGAAATCTTCCCCTCTTTTCGGTTGACCTCCGTACCAAGCAGTATCAATCCTTTTGGTAACATTACCATTTCCACGGCATATGAAAAAGTTATAGGTCAATTTAATCTCACTCCAAGACTCAAGATCCAAATTATAAGAAGTAGTATTTAGAATGATATAATCATTCCCAACTGATGGCACAAGTGGAATGTTGACGACACCCATGAAGTCTCCAATCAATCTCTTTTTAAGTGGATCAGAAGGTACAAATGATGAATGAGACAGAGATAATCCTGCACAGATTCCTAAGAATGAACCCTTTTGAGGCCACATTTTGTTTCTCTTGAGATTTTGGAGGATGTGCATCAAGAGCTCAACCTCATCAAAATTAGAAGGAAACTCAACATCAATTCTGGCACTGATGACGAAATTGACTGGATCATCCCTAGGATTAGGGTGAAATTCAAGAGATTCAACAACCCAGGCCAATTTGGAATCAAAGTTTTCATTGGTAGCCATGATGACTGCCAGTTTTTTTCAAATTACATATGAACCAATTCACCAAAACCAATGTAATCAGAAACAGTCTCCAATTCAAATCTCATGTTAATTGGCCGACCATTCAACTCTGAGTACCAACTCTCCCAAATGGTTCTCCCCAATGACGGATCTGCATAGGTGAAATACAGATTCAAACTTAGATTAAATCTTTTGTCTTGCCAAGTTCCACAAGTGTCAACCTTTACGCGATCTTCCTGTGGATCCCACGGACAAAACTGAACATTTGGGAAATTAACAATGTCTGTCATTCCAGATATGAGATAATTTTTGTCTGGCCAAACAAAGTCATATTTCGATTTTGATAACAAGAGACCGACTCCCAGTTTGTAAATATTGCTGTACTTTTTAAAATTTGGAAATTTTACAATCTCATTTTTGAGAAGTAAAAGAACTTCTCTCTCAGTGAGATCATCTTCCCAGATCAGTACCAGATTACCTTCAAAAAGCATGTGATTGTCTCTAACATAGACGGTATCCAACTGTGGGCCTCTAGAGGTCTTTTTGAGAAATTGGTATTCCATGATGTAGATATGATATCTACTGATTTTTTTCATGTTTTAATAATCAATATTATAAGTCCGGAGGAGCATCTTCTTTTTCCCCTTAAGAGAAAGGAGGTTGTCCAGACATTCCCGCTTTGATTTGTGCAATGTTGTTATCCATTTAGTTTCAATGTCCTCAATGTCTCCAAGGCTTCTCATTGTCAATTTGCTAGACCCATCTCCAAATCTTTTCTTCAGGACAATTCCCTTACTGAGGTCCTCCAACACTTCCTTGTAATAAGGACAGCATTGAGTCGGCTCCTCTTTCTGTACTTCTCTTTCATCCTCTTCCTGATCTATCGGATGGAGATTATGCCGCCGTGACAAGCCACTTTCGATATGATAAAGAAAGATAAAATTTGATCCCACTTCTTTGTAATCAATTGTCACCAAGTCTCCAAAACGGGATGCCCTACAGAGATCATCGATCAATCCGAGGAACAAACCTGGGTTGAATCTCACCGGTCCCATGTTGAAAGATGAGAAGAGTGGCTCATGAGGTTCTTCCTTCACATCAGGTTGTTTCTCTTCCGCCTTTGGAGCTGGTTCCTGGTTGGAAGCCTCTGGTAGCTCTTCTGGAGGATCTGGAAGTTTTGAAGCCCAGTCCTCAAGGCTTGTTGCCCAAGCTTTCAAATCATCTGCACTCTCATGTATAAAAGCAGACAGATCCGGTGCAGCTGATTCTGTGTCATCCACTTGATTCTCCATGCTTGATGATACTTTTTCCCAATTCAATCCGGTTTTAAGATCACTAGGTTGTTTATAGTTATCCATGATAACTACTGATTTTTTTCATGTTTCACCATCAATGTGTAAACAATAAAACATCATATCTTCACATTGTACAGGGAACTCTATGTATATAACAAAACCAACCACCTCATGTACCTCAGTTATAACAAAAGGTATATTAGAAACAATATTAATTCTAAAATGCATCATTCAAATGTTTGCCAATTGATCCCACTCGGCATTGTGACATCTTTGCTGACTCGCTCCTTCCAAAATCTTTGATTGGTTGTGGAATTTGAAATTTCATGGATTTTAGGTACATGAACCAATCAATTGGATTTTTGCTCTTGGGCAAATCATCCTGCATACTGAGACTTGATGACACTCCGTCATCATCTGGGATATCAGTCAACTGATCCTGACCCTCCAATCCTGCCTGTAAGAATTCTTGATTATCAGTGAAATAAACTTTGCATTCAATATTTTCACTGAATACATATGCAACAAGAAGTGCATTTGTTCTAATATTAACCAAGTTCTTGTCTGAAATCATTTTAGCATTTTGGGATCTAGTAGATGTTAAAAGTGAACCGACCAGATGACAATAAGTATACATCCCAGGACAAGTGGATGCAGAGTAGGGAGATTTGAGACTCAGCCCAAAATCTATAAGATAAGGGGAGTAAGATCCTGGTTGATCAAGTTCTTGTCCTTCTTTCATAAGTGTTCTGCATTCTTCCTCCAATGATCCTACAAAGATCCAACCAAACATGTCATCACCTTTAAATCCGACGGTTTCACGGAAGTGCTCCAATGATGTTAATGCTGCACAATCCCTGAATCTTGATGTAATCGTTCCAAATCGAAGATTAGAATCTTGATGTTGAGGAAACTTACAGAAGAACATATCAATTGCTGCAATCATTTTACAGAAATTTTTATTAGAAAGCCAGGAATTGTATGTAGGAGGAGGAGAAGTCAAGGTAATTTTACCAGTCAATAAAGGAGATACTTGGATTTGGAACTTTTCAAACAATGTTTTCTTGTAATTTGAGACCTGGGCTCTAGCATGTCTATATACAAACAGTATATACATGAGCATCCAACGGTCATCATCTGGAGTGGCTGTTTGATCAATGTTTGCATCAACTCTTCTGGAGTCCTCCTCTTTAATCTCAACTAATTTCCAAGGATTTATCTTATCTCCTTTCCCTCCAATTGTAATACCAAATGAGTTCCAAACATCATCCAATTCATCCTCAATTGTAAGACCCATTAAATAGATAAATCTAAGAACATATGAAATCTCCAGACCGCCTTGGAGTATTCCACTTTTAATAATATTCCTGATGGTAGCCAAATCAAGGTCTTTATGCGGCACATTGATTAATGGTTTTTGACCTGGGTTTTTATCAAAGAATTCTTTTGGATATTGAGGTTTTGGTTTGTCTCCCGGTTGTACATACTTAATAGACTCAGAGGTACGAACAGACTTCATGGTTATTCTTGAATTGTAGTCATAAGAACTACTGAGCTTTCTCTGTTTAAATAATTACGAGTTTTTAT